ATTCTATAATCATATCATCACCTATTATTGCTGATGATGGTGCTGGTGCTTTACCTTTAGCTGGTGCTGGTGCAGCAGCAGTATTTGTATCATTACCTGATGCATTTAATTCTCTAATATTAATTATACTATTAGCTAATGCAGATATTACAGTACTATTTAAATCAATATAAGTAGAACGTAGAAATGTATTTTCTAATCCTAATATAAAATTTGATGTTGGTTTTTGTATATCATCATTTGGAATTTCTACTCCACAAATGCTATAAGAGCCACCACCGCCTCCACCGACCATGAGACTTTCATCTACTTTTTCAGGCCTTCGTAAAAGAGTTGGAATTGGCGGTGCTTTAACTGACTTTGAAATATTACGGAGTTTATTTTCAATTGAATCTGACATTTTATTTACCTGTATAAAATACACCTATTCAGATACCAACTTAATTTTTATGACCTTTTAAGTGAGGACATAACCATATCTATTGCTTCTTTCGGTCTTTTCACTTGATTGCTTTGCTGAAGCGGATTTGGTGCTAAACCACAATTGTTTCCATTGATGTCTGCACAGCTCTTTCCAGGATAAAAATTTCCCACACATCCAGTGCTTGTGGTTGAATCACATCTAAATCCGCCAAATTCTCCATCAGGACTACAGCAAGCGCCAGTCTGAGAAGCTACAAATCCGCATCTAACGGCGTAAAACTGACGAACAATATCAATAAATTCACGAATAGTTTCCTCACTATGACAAGGTATTGGTTGATAGTTTTCGTCCCTTGGGCAATTAGCGTATCTTATCATACGATCAACAAAACCACCAGGACCAAATACGGAACCCCATGTTGCCGGATCGTTAGGATTAAACTCTGGGTGTTCCCTTTGCCAAGTCAAAGGCAAATCCCTATCCGTTACGGTTTGTTGAGATGGCATCGAGTCGATAGGTTCTGAAGGGTATAGTGGTTCGCATCCACCCTCTGGTAGAGGTCTGCAATACATCCAAGGTATTATATCTCGGTAAACTTCTCGCACGTCGTAGTGGCCAACTGCTATACCATTGTCATATTCTGCTGGATATGTTATTCCACAAAGAGTGGCCATAGGCCGCGTCGGATCTTCTTTTACCGTACTAGGCTTTTCTAAACGGGTTGGTGGAGGAGCCGCTTGTTTTACAGCCACTAATTTAATAATGTCTTCTATTGATCTTTTCATTTTATTTTTTTTTAAGTAAAGACATCACCATGTCCATTGCTTCTTTTGTCTTTTTTGTTTGGTCGTTTTGTTGGATGGGATTCATTGCAGAACCGCAATTATCGCCACCGATATCTGCGCATGTTTTTCCAGAATGAAAGGTTCCCTGACATTCATGGCCGTAAGTTTGAGAACATCTAAAACCGCCAAATTCACCATCTGGACTGCAGCAAGCGCCTATCTGCTCGCCTGGATTTCCGTTGCATCCGCTCTCCAACATTTTTCTCTGCAGTAATGTTGGGCGATATCTACCATAAATTCCTGAAAAAAACTCTTCCCACAGTTGACGCATAGTTATTCTTGGAATGCTAGAAGCGTATGCTTCTGGATCAAATGGGTTTGCCTGGCCGTATCCCCATATAGTTTCATATCCCAATGGAGCATGTTGACTAGGAGACCAGCTACCATCTGGGTTTCTTATTCTTGTTAAATAATCCCAAGCAAACCATCTGTATCGCTGGCCAGTAAGAGTTTCTGGATTGCCAATCCATTCTTCTTCGGTATATCCAAACCCTTCTAATTCTTCTTTACTTGGGCATCCAGGCGGATAAGAAGAATACGCTGGAGGATCCCAGGTTGGATTAGTTTGATCAGGATTCAAATTACCAGTACCATTACTCCAGTGCCAGTTATAACACGGATTGCTATAAGCAGCTATGCAAGCACAAAATGCTGGTGGTGAAGCTCCCCTGCAAAGCGGGCAATCTCCATATGCAATACTATAATTTACAGTTGAGTTATAAGATCCTGGCTCACGACCACCCCATAAACCAGGTTGACCCATTCCAAGTACGGCATATCCGCAACCACGTTCTCCAGGTCTCCCGCCGCCTTTTTGTGCTACTTCACCAGGGCCTACCTCTGGCTCTAATGGAACAGGGTCGTATAAGGGCGCTAGTTCAACTTTGGCTATAAGTTTATTTAGTATTGATTCTAATGATCTTTTCATTTTATTTTCTCTTCAGTAATGAAACCACCATATCCATTGCTTCTTTCGGTCTTTTTACTTGATTGCTTTCTTGAATGGGATTTCGTGCCAAACCACAATTATCGCCTCCAATATCCGCGCAGTTCCTTCCAGGATAAAAAGTCCCATTACATTGATTACTAGTGGTTGAGCTACACGTAAAGCCACCAAACTCTCCAGCGGGCGCGCAACACGCACCATTGGTGCGCAAAAGAGGAATACCAAAGCATCCCATTTCCTTCATTCTCCTATCTCGAAGTGTTGGATAAAAAGTACCACCTCCGTTAGGCCCAAACCAATAAGCCCATATATCACGCATGTACCAGCGCCGTCCATCAATATCTGTGCTCCATAAGCTGTCTGGATCAAGTGGATGAAAATTTGGATTGCTACCACCATCTGTTTCTGGATCTCCAGGCCAATTGTATAGCCCGTGAAAATCATATTCGCCTAGTTTACCATCGGCGGTTCTTGTTAACCAAGGCCAGCTATTCCATATATATCTTTCGCCACTAAGTGTTTCTGGATTACCAACCCATTCCTCCTCGGTGTATCCAGGACCGTCCATCTGTTCAATACTAGGACAGCCCTCTGGCATATTTGGAAAAGCTGGAGGCAGTGTAGGTGGTTGTGGATCAGGATGGTTCCGCCATGGTATATGCTCTCTATAGCATGGATTGTTATAAGCCCTCAAGCAATCACAAAATGGCTGTGGATTTGTGTCACATATTTTGCACATGGGATTAGCCAGCATTGGCCATGCCCATGGCCCACCATCCCAGTAGCTGCATGTTTCTGCCCCGCGTAATCCACTACCACCTTTTGGTTTAATAGAATCAACAACAGGCTCATCTACCATTGGCGTTGGCTCATATAACGCAGTTGGCTCTGGTTTTTTAAACGCAATTAATTTGCGAATTTGGTCTTCTAATTTCATTTTTTGCCTTTAGATGATAGGCTATGTGATGCTGGTAACAAATCTGTATCAAATGGTTTTCTCTTAAATGACCCTGTTCTTAGAGCGTGCAAGAAACCATTTACTCTTCCGTATCCCCATTGATCTGCACTTCGTACATTTGGTCTTACGCTCTGAGGATTTGTTTTGTAAGCACCAATACCTCTTCTAAAAACCGTCACAAGTGTTGACGTTCGTATCTTGTGTTTTCCTTTTTTATTATAATCTTCAGCCTTTTTCTTAAGAGAATTTTTAACAGAGTCACTAACATAGTCGCCGCCCTGTGTAAAATAAGATTTTAGGAAAGCATCAAATGAAACTGGCCCTTCGCACTCTGGAAAATCAATTTCATCTGTGTCAACAGCTTCAGCTTTTGACATTTTCTTTTTATACTTCGCCAAATTATCGTGAAGTGCCTCACGTGAAGAGCACGGCAGATAATAGGTTGTATTTGCTTTTAATCCACTTTGCTTGCCATCTATGTTATAAAACTCCTGCGTGCCGCCACAGTCAAGTTTCTTTGCCATGTTTTCGGCAGCTTCACGAGTTGTAAAAATATAGTCGGGTTCTTTGGTATCCATAGCTGTACTTTTATTTATACACCTATACTCTAATATGCGAATAGCTTTCGTCAACAACTTCTTTAACTCGGGAGGCTCATCTTTAGCCTCTTTTAACCTAGCAAAACAATTGTCTGCAAACAATGAAATGACATTTATTGGTTGTATTGATGGCCCTTATAGGGAAAAGTTCTCTAAACTAGGGGAAACTCGACTATACCTAGATAAGGGTTTTGATTATGATAACTCTTGTGTGGATTATATTCATAAGTTCAATCCAGATGTAATTCATGTGTTCCTTCCAGGCTCACAAAATCCATCCTTCTTTAGTAACCTTCCAAAGTGCAAGCGCTTTGCTAGTATACTTTGTGGGCAACAAGTCGGTTTTGATCACACACAATTCAATAAAGTTTTCTTTAGCTCAGAATATCAAAAGTCTCTTAGCCCATGGGTTACTAATGGGGAAATTGTTAAGTATGGAATTAATTCCTCAGAGACAATTAAAGAACAATCAGAAGTTCCAGTTTTTGGTCGTGTCTCAAGTTTCTGTCCTTCAAAAATGATTCACGATACTATTTATTGCGCCGCACGAATGCCAGAGAATCAGTTTATTATTGGCGGCGAAATACTAGATCGTGCATATTTTGATGGCGTTGCAGCATATTTAAATCATACTAACGCACAAAATGCAATGGTTATGGCAAACATCAATGAAGAGCAAAAGCTTAATATCCTCAACTCTTGTGATGTATACCACTACCCATCCTCAAATGAGGCATTCTGTTTCTCTATACTAGAGGCTTTTTCTCACGGCAAGCCAGTTCTTTCTTATGCAGACTCTGCCATACCAGAACTTTTTGAGAGTGAAGAATGGTTGTGCAAGGACTTTGAAGATCTACTAGATCGCACAAAAAAGATGGCGTCTATTTCGGCACAAGATCGACAAAGTATTGGCATGAAGAATTTCGATCTCTACAAGAAGTACGGTGTGGATATTTACGCGCAAAAAATCGCAGCAGAATATGCAATTTGAATCCACGATCAAGGTGTATGCGAAACTAATAATCCTATAATAACTACTAACATGAGTCTACCAACACAGTACCAACAGTTTATTCATTTATCAAGATACTCAAGATTTCGCGATGAGCTTGGCCGTCGTGAAACGTGGATTGAAACTGTTGACAGATACTTTGATTTTTTTGTTAATCATCTAAAGACAAATCAATCTTATAATATTAACAAAGATTTGGTTACAGAGCTTAAAACAGCTGTACTTAATCTTGAAATTATGCCAAGCATGCGGGCGCTGATGACCGCCGGTGAAGCCTTGAAGCGAGATAATGTTGCGGGGTATAATTGTTCATATGTCACGGTCAGCCGAGTCAGGGCGTTTGACGAAATCTTATACATTCTCCTGTGCGGCACGGGAGTTGGATTTTCTGTTGAGCGACAATACGTCGAAAAGCTCCCAACTATCGCTGAAGAGTTTACAAACAGCGAGACTACTATTGTCGTTCAAGATAGCAAGGCTGGCTGGGCTAAGGCATACAGAGAACTGGTATCCCTACTTATTGGAGGCCAAATTCCAAAATGGGACGTGTCAAAAGTTCGTGCTTCTGGCGCAAGACTCAAGACATTTGGTGGACGTGCATCTGGTCCGGGGCCACTGGAAGATCTCTTTAGATTCACTATTGATACTTTTAAGAAGGCTGCAGGAAGAAAACTCACTTCAATCGAGTGCCACGATGTGGTCTGTAAGATTGCAGAAGTTGTCGTGGTTGGAGGTGTGCGAAGATCTGCACTTATATCGCTCAGCAATCTTACTGATGAAAGAATGCGAGACGCAAAGTCTGGGGCTTGGTGGAATGAAAATCCACAACGCGGTCTTGCAAATAACTCCGTTGCCTACAAGGAAAGACCAGACATTGGTATCTTTATGGAAGAATGGGTTTCGCTTTACAAGAGCAAAAGTGGCGAACGCGGTATCTTCAATCGTGAGGCATGCAAAAAGACTGTTGAAAAACTAGGAGATCGAAGAGACGCATCCTATGAGTTCGGAACCAACCCATGTTCTGAAATTATCCTAAGAGATCGTGAGTTCTGCAATCTAACAGAGGTTATTGTTCGTCACGACGACACAGAGGAATCCCTTTCTAGAAAGACGAGATTGGCCACCATCCTTGGAACATTTCAGGCCTCACTAACATATTTCCCATATCTTTCATCAGAATGGAAGAACAATTGTGATGAAGAGGCTCTACTCGGCGTTTCACTTACAGGAATAATGGACAATCAAATGATGGGTACTGTATGTCCTGAAACCGAAGATATGCTAAAAAGAGTAAAGCAAGTTGCTATTGATACAAATAAAAAATTTGCAAAGGAAGTCGGCATAAATGCAGCAGCAGCAATCACTTGTGTAAAACCAAGCGGTACTGTTTCTCAACTTGTTGATGCTGCCTCTGGCATTCATCCACGCCATAATAACTACTATATCAGAACTGTTCGGGCTGATAAGAAGGATCCATTGTGTAAGCTAATGATTGACAATGGCTTTCCCTACGAGGCATGTGTAATGAAGCCAGACACAACAATGGTTTTCTCATTCCCCATGAAAGCGGAAGGCTCGAGAACTAGAAATTCATTCACTGCAATACAGCATCTTGATGCTTGGCTAATGTATCAAAGAAACTGGTGTGAACATAAGCCGTCTATTACTGTAACAGTCAAAGAACACGAATGGATGGAAGTTGGTGCTTGGGTATATAACCACTTTGACGAGATCAGTGGAATTTCCTTCTTACCACACTCAGACCATTCTTATAGACAGGCACCATATCAGGACTGCTCTAAGGAAGAATACGAGAAAGTGCTTGTTTCTATGCCAATAGATTTTGATTGGTCAAAATTAACTTCTTACGAAAAGACTGATTCCACTATCGGCACACAAACATTTGCGTGTAGTGGCGATAAATGCGAACTGGTTGATATCACATGATTATTAAAATAAAAACGTTTTCTGAAAATGCAAAAATTCCTTCATATGCCACGGCTGGATCTGCTGGTGTTGATTTGTGCTCAGCAGCTGCGGTGACCATCGAACCTGGAAAAATCGCTCTTGTAAAAACAAATTTATCACTTGAGATGCCGCCAAACATTGAGGGACAAATACGCTCTAGAAGTGGTTTGGCAATTAAAAATGGAATCTTTGTTCTCAATGCACCTGGAACAATTGATTCAGATTATCGTGGAGATGTCGGTGTAATACTTGCTAACTTCGGTGAAAAGACTTTTGAGGTACATATTGGTGATAGGATTGCGCAAATGGTTTTTGCAAAAGTGATTAAACCTGAGTTTGTTGAGGCTCGAGAGTTATCAACAACAGAGCGTGGCACTGGTGGGTTCGGGCACACTGGGGTCTAGTGTATTTATGATTGATGAGCGCAGAGAAATATATAAATGAAAATCGTGGCTCACTCCTTTCAATATACTCACAAATATTGTCTTCAGAGGAGCTTTCCTGCGAAGTGTTTGATAAAAAATTAGATGATAGAAACAAAAAAGATATTTGTAAAAAAACAATAGTTGTACACAAGTACTTAAGTGGAGAGGTTGATTTTCCAATTAATCTTGCTTTTTTAAAGCCAAAAGATTCTCAGCTTGTAGAAGAACTTTACAGCATAATGCTATGCGAAGAATTTGTAAAAGCTGGAAAACTTACACGTAATGGGGACATTTACGAGGCTATAATAGATTGGGATTTTAAAGTTATTCCCAAGTTTAAAAAATACGTTAAGGGCAAGTAATGCCTATATACCCATTCGATTGCCAAAGCTGCCAACATCACTTTGAAATCTGGCTTAAGATGTCAGACGAAAAACCAATTCAATGCCCATCCTGTGGTTGCAATGAATGTTTGGCTCGTGATTTTTCTGGTATCAATGCCGTGGTTGACTCATCTCAACCAAAAACAATTGGTGATCTAGCAAATAAAAATACTGAAGATGCAGTAAAAAGAGGAGAGCTTCCAAAGAGTGCCCTTGATTGGGAGTCAAACAGAAAAAAGAAACGGGAAGCTAAAAATAAAGCAAAGTCAATTTCTCAAATGACACCAACACAAAAAACTGCCTATATTATGGAAGGGAAAATGCCATGAGTGTTGAAATAAAAAAAATCGATGATGAGCTTTCGTGTTACACATTTATCTGTAATGATACTGGAAAACGAATGGTTAATATTTGGTCGCGATCCATTGGTGAAAAAATGCCAAGGCAAACTGTTGAAGCCAAGTGGTTTGAAAGTGGATATATTGGATCAGGCCCATTTGAGATAGAAGGTGTTTTGTCCTGCACACCAATTGAAGATTCTCGTTTCAATACCGAAATAGTTGACTTCATGACAGATCAAATATCTGGAGATATAAAGCTAACAGCTTTTGTAAAACAAAAATGAAATTTATAAAATCAATAGATGAAATTAGTGGTGAAAAAAAATACTCAAGCGAGTATGTAAATGAATACGGCAATTCATCCGATGAGAATAAAGCTTGTGCAAAAATGCAGATTTCAGAATCTGGAACAAAATATTATGTGCTGCAAAGCAGTGCGCAACGAAAAGTTTTCAATCCAATAATTGATGACTTTTATAAAAAACTGCCAGGTAGATCGGAATCAGAATTTAAGCTAACAGAATGCTCAAAAGAAGCCTTTGATGCATATTCTGAGTATCTTCGAACAAAAAATCCATTGCTACTAAAGAGAGTCGAGTTGGCGGTGAAGCGATGAAAAAAACAATATTAAAATCAATCCTTACACAGTGTAAAAAAACCATCAATACAATATTTGATGATGCTGAGGAAACAAGGCTTACTAAAGAGCAAATGGAAGAAGTTTTAGAGTTGATCGCTAAACAAACTAGTGATCAAGATCTAATCGATACCGAAGCAGTAAAGCTTGCAGAACCCAAGTCTTCTATTTTTAAAACAGGTTCCGCCGCAGAAGAAAGAGGTGCTTATGTTCATACTAAGTCCGCCTCCGAAAAATTTGATAGTATGAACGGTCGATAATATGAATCAAAGCATAGATCCAAATTTAAATGTTTTTTGGTCTGTAAATCTTCAGTCAGAAAAAACATGGTTTGACAAGATCAACGAAGATGGAGCTGAGTGGTTTAAGTTAACAGATGCTGTTAATTCTGGCTCCGAAGAAATCACATCAATGGCGCTTTGGGTAAAGAAAAATTTTCCACAAGAACACATCACATCAGTTTCTATCGGAACAAATAAAGACGGCTACTTTTTTGGCAAACGAGCATCTATAACATTTGGTGATGGTGGCTCACAAGAGTTTATTGGAGCTGGCTATTTAGAAGGTGATGTCGTTAAAATCACCTGGTATAATCATTTGCTCGAAGCTATGATGTTTGAGGAGCGCAGACCAGAAGACTGCGGATTCTCACTAATAAGATGCAAGAACAAGAACACGATAGCAATTTCGTCTCAGGCTTGAAAATTAAAACATCAGCCTATATAACAGAACTGATTATACTAAACGACATAGAATGGAAGATCAAGAAAGGAATATTGGCGTCAAAGCCAATTTCTCCTTTTTGGAGAAAGAACGCACAAACTACTCCAGAACTTAAAACTCTTGCAGAGAAGTTTCGCCTTGAGCTTAGCTATGTAAAAAATCTACTTCATGTTTTCAGTGCTTCGGTGTTAATTAAATACATCAAAACAAGAGGCATTATCACAATTAGATTCCTAACATCGGACAAGCAAAAAGCAATGGTGTTTAATCTTTTTAACGAACAAGTTGAGTTTGAAAAAGCCAAACTAGAAAAGAAGAAAAACACCTTTGATGATTCTAACATAGTCGTTGAAGATACGCGAAGACTGCCTAAACTACGTAAAGGACTTATATGACAACAAAACCACTTGCAGTTGAAGATTTTCTTATTCCATCAGAACTACTACGCGAAGAAGAGGGCCGCGTATTTAGAACTACAATATCTCTAGATATCGCGCTTTCTGGTGGTATTCCAGAGGGTACTAGCGTTTTGCTGAGTGGAAAGCCAAAGGTCGGTAAAACCACCCTTGCTCTTCATTATGTACAGCAATGTCACCGGAAAGACCCATCTAAAAAGGCTTTCTTCTTTGATGTAGAGGGTCGCCTGCGCACAGAGCTTCTTTCGTGTTTTCCAGATATCAATAAAGAAAATTTAAGTATAGTCAGATCAAACTCAAGCAAAATCTTGAGTGCTGAAGATTATCTTAATCTAATTTTTCAAACCCTTAAAGACAATGAACATTCCATTTGCATACTTGACTCAATTGCTGCGTTGTGCCCAGAGGGCGAGCTGTCTTCTAATATTGGTGACTCTGTTAAGATGGCTGGAACTGCAACGCTTATGTACAAAATATTCCGCAGAGTTAGCCAAATACTTCCTGTTACCCATAGTACGTTCATAGCGCTTACTCACATGATTGCCAATCCAAATCCAGGACCCGGAAAGAAGAGCGCAACGGTAGGTGGTAATGCTGCACAATATGGCGCATCGGTTTGGCTAGAGGCGGCTTGGAAGCAGGATATTAATGACTCAGCAAACAAGACAATTGGTCAAAATGCGCACTTTGACGTAATTGCTTCAGCGCTAGGTGCCCCAGGATCGGAAGTTACCGTGCCAATTATTTATGGTCGTGGTGTAGATGAGCACATGGATCTCTTTAACATTTGCTGTGAGCTTGGCCTGATTCAAAAGGCTGGTGCCTGGTATAGCGTTGGTGGTGCAAAAGAAAAGATTCAAGGACAACTCGCTGTCGTAGAGCTGCTGAAGAAGGATGAAAAGCTTTACACCTCATTGCTTTCACAAGTAGAAACGATGGCAATGCCATGCAAGTGATTTCAGTAAATAGTCCTGATAAGAAGATAGTATGGGATCTTCGCAAAGGTGTTTGGCCGATGAAAAGCCGTGCGGCTTGTCGATCAAAAATACAGTATGCTATTGGGCAAATGATATTATCCAAATATCCTTTAGATCCAATTCTAGAGGATGTAACAATACCAGATACAAGGCTCTCACTTGACTTTTATTTGCCTCAACGAAAAATTGCCTTTGAAATACAAGGTGAACAGCATACAGAAATGAATCCATTTTTTCATGAAACAGTTGCTGACTTTGAGGGGCAGAAACATAGAGATGCTCTTAAGGAATTGTTTTGCGAATTAAATAACATTCGTCTTGTAACGCTACACTCTTTAAAGGAAGCAGAGGTGCATTTTGGAATCCACAAATCTAATGGACCGATCTGAAATACAAAAGAAGATGGCTGAATTCCGCGATAGATTTAAGTTTGCGGCAGTCATGGTTCCACCAGAAGTTGACAGACTTCTTGGGATGACTCGTGATTATTTAAAGTCTGCCAATCGAGAAGATCTCGCCATTGACTGTATCAGACTTTCGCAGTATGGGCTTTATATAAAGACTGAGGCGAATAGACTCAGAGCTAATATTTCTTGGTGCGACGCCAATATTAATTCAATTGTTGGTCGTGAGCTTCCAAATACAAACGGTTATGGACTTGCAGAAAAGTCACTTATAATTAAGCGAAATGATTCTATTGCAAAGGAACTCGAATCAATAAAAACGCTTTGCGAAGTTCAGTTACGAACAATAGAAGACATAGACAAGAAGATTGAGTTTATGGCTTCTTCAATAAAAAATCTTTGTTTTGAAAAGAGAGGAACAAATGAAAGATCTTAAAGGTTTTCTTCAAAAGGCCATCATGACAAATAACATGGAGGCGGTACGAGAGTTTTATTCAACTATATTTGGTGAAACAGCACCAATAGTTATTGCTCAACCAGCAAACTCATTAGATAGCGAAAAGCTAGAAGCAATTCGAAAAATTATACTGAATGATCTAGTTGATGATTCTAATTACGAATATGTAGCAGATGATATTAAAGAAGATCAAGACACAGAAGACTCTGGGGATCAACGATTCATATCTAGTAAAGAGTTTGAGCTGCCTGAAGATGCGCTTCCAAATTACAATGAAGAAGTCAAAAAGTTAAGTAACCGTAAAAAGCAATACAGAGATGCTTATAAGGCCAATATGAGAAAGTGCGAGGTTTGCTCAACCACATTTGATTTTAACAAAGAGTACCCTGCTGGGATGCTACAATCTGATAGTTCCATCAAGATAAAGTGCAATAAATGCAGAGCAAAGTAAAGTCATATAATCAATCCGTTTGCGAAGAAAGCTTGATATCATGCGCCATGAACAGTGGCGCTGATATTATTTACTCTAGTGATATTACGATAGTAGACTCTGACTTTGGTGATCCACTTCTTGGTAAATGCTTCTTTGCCATTGCCACGCTAGCTGAGGCTGGAAATTCATCAAAGATTAGCCCTCAACTGCTGATATCTGAAATATCAAAGACTGGCCAGGTTTCTGCAAAAGAATCACAGTCTATAGCCGCTATTCAAGCAATAGACTCTGAAAGAGTAGATTATCAACACTTTGCAAGACAGGTAAAGTTTTGGAGTCTATGCCGTTCTTTGAAGAAGAAACTTGAGTCTGGAATCAAGTCCATTGGTGATTTGAGTGGATCAGAAAGCATTGTCGATGTGGCATCAACAGTTGAATCTTCTGTCTTTGAGTTTATTCCAGAGGTAACTAGTGAAAATGATCTTGTGCAGATTGGTCAGTTTGCAGAAGGTCACATTAAATATTTAGCAGAGAATCCTGTAAAATCTGCTGGCATTCCTACAGGATATCCACGCTACGATCAAACCATTGGCGGTGGATATCGTCGTGGCACAGTAAACGTAGTTGGTGCTAGACCCAAAGTTGGTAAAAGCACATTCTGCCTAAATGTTGCGGCTAACATGGCAAAGCAGGGCATTCCAGTTTTGTATCTAGATACAGAGATGAAAAAAGAAACTCAATCAGTTAAGTGGGTTTCTTTACATTCTGGTGTTGATCAACAATCGATTGAAACTGGACAGTTCTCTCAAAAAGAAAATCTTAAGTTTTCTATTGATCAAGCTCTTTCTGCAATCAAAACCATGCCGTTTTATCACATTAGTATTGCTGGTAAAAAACCAGAAGAAATAATGTCGATAGCTCGTCGTTGGATATCTTCTGTTGTTGGGCGCGATGAGGGTGGAAACACAAAAGACTGCCTGATTATGCTTGACTATCTTAAAACGATGGATCTTGCTGATGTAGGAGATTTCCAGGAATATCAATATCTTGGTGATTTTATCACTAAGCTTCACAATTTTGCGGTAAAGAATGACGTTCCAGTACTTGCCACGGTTCAGCTCAATCGTGATGGAATTAGCAAGGAAGATAGCAGCGTGGTTTCTGGCAGCGACAGAATCCTATGGCTTTGCTCTAGCCTTGCTTATATAAAGAAAAAGACAGACGAAGATGTGGCTGCTGGAGACAGCAAGGCAAATGGCGATAGAAAGCTAATTGTAATAGATACTAGATATGGTGGCGGAATGGATGCATCCTCGGAGTACATCAATATTGTTTCAAATCTTGAGAGATCCGAAATGGTTGAGGGCAAATTTAATTTTGAAATACTAGAATCAGGTAACAACATAAACCAAGATGACGACGAAGACGACATTGAATTCTGAAGAATTAAAAATCTTCAAAAAGATTGCCTGCGAGAACGATTACAAGATCTTGCAGGCTCTTGGTTTTGAATTTAATGGAAGCACTGCTGTTCAACAAGAATGCCCTGTTCACGGTGGTGATAACCAGACAGCATTTAGCTATCATTTTGGAAAATGTTGCTGGTCTTGCTTTACGCATGGGTGCCACCATAAATATGGAAATGACATAATTGGTCTTGTGCGAGGTTTAAAGAAAATAAGCTTTTCTGATGCTATTGATTGGATACAGTCAGTGATTGAGTCAGATGATTTCGCAGATGCTATTGTTGCTAGAAATAGACAAGAGCTTGCTGATAACAAAATAATCTCAGACGCAAGGCTATCAAAGCTAGACCAAAACCATAATTTCATAAAGTCTAGAGGTTTTTCTCCAGAATTATGCAAGTTTTTTGAGGCTGGTGTTTCCACTAACGGCAAAACCTACCACCACAGATTAATGATTCCAATCAGAAATATTAATGGAAATCTTGTTGGCATCACGGGCAGATCAATCTTTGAAAAAAATAACCTTGGATGGTATTTTCCTGAAAAGTATACCATAGATGAGACTTACAGAAAACTTTATGGAAAGTGGCGTAACTATCCCAAAGGATTCAATAAATCAATTGAGATATATAACATCCATAATGCCGCAAGCGAAATTAAAAAAACCGGATTTGCTGTAATAGTTGAGGGTCCATTTGACTGTTGGAGAATGCATATGTACGGCGTCAGAAACGTTGTTGCCGTAATGGGTTCTTCATTATCTAATCGACAGGCTGATCTATTACAGTCTGTAGGAGCAAATAAATTAGGTCTTATGATGGATTCTGACGAAGCGGGAATAAAAGCTGCGTCAAGAATAAAGTCTTTGTTTAATTCTAGATTTTCAATATCTAAAATACTTACCGACAATAAAGATCCAGATATGCTCTCGAGAGAGGATTTTGAGTCTCAGGTACTTCCACAAATACAGGTACTCACTAAATGAAAACACAAATTGTTATAATGACTGGCAAGGCGCAGAGTGGAAAAGACACAGCTTGTTCTTATGTTAGAGGCTTTCTAAAAGAACATGGCTATTCATCAAAAATCTATCCATTTGCTGATTCTCTTAAACAAGTATGCGTTAATATACTTGGTCTTGAATATAATCAATGCTGGGGTGAAAACTCGGATAAAAACACTTTAACACAATTCAAGTGGTCTGATTTACCAATGTCTGGAAGTGATATTGCAATGATAATGCAAAATAAGCCAATGTCTAAATTAACTGACCATATGACTGCACGAGACGTAATGCAAGTTTTTGGTACAAATATCTTTAGAAGATTTTATCAAGACTGTTGGGTTCAAGCCACCATTAAGAAAATCAAAGAGGAAAACCTTGATTTTGCATTGATCTCAGATGCGCGATTCCCAAATGAAATAAATTACGCAACATTTTACGAACCAATAGTGATAAAGTTCACACGCAATCCACTTAATAATCAACACGAAAGCGAAACGGCTCTTGATAATTATGACTTCAGTAATATCAAAAAATTTCATTTCATACAAAATGATGATATGGACATGGAAGAGAAAAATGACGCCATTAAAAAAATACTAGAGCTTTATATATGATAATTGGCGTAAAGTCAGAGGCGGTTAACTTTAACGGAGCATATGATCTTAACGACCCAGTTAGATTATTTGTTCGCAATCAAATGATTGCGCATCTCAGTGCTATTGATACCGATGATTCAATATGCATAGTACGTGCATCAATAGGCTTTGAATTAGATTTTATATACGCTTGTCATGAAAATGAAATACCATATGTTATATATATTCCATTCAAAGGAATAGAGGAACGATGGCCTCCACAAATACAAAAAGTATATAAAGAAATCTTGAAGCTATCGAAGCAAAAGTTTGTAAAAAACGGTGGAGGATACTCCCCCAAAAAGATAAAATCAACACAGGACTTTATAGAAACGACGGCAAATGAGCTTGTAGTTATAAAAAACTCAGAGCGAATATTTAATCAACCAATCGTTAGAGTAGAGCCTGTCATTGAAAAGAGCAGCAGATGAACATTCAATATCTAAGAGCATCATCCATTAAAACATATGAAGGTTGTCAGTTTCAATTTTTTCTTGATTCAATTCTAGAAATACCAAGTGGCTCTGGTAAAAAAGCATTGCTCGGTACAATAGTTCACCATGTGCTTGAAATAATGGCTAGAGCCACAAAACTAGGTCATAAAGACGGCCTTTTGCTTGATCATGTTAAGCTTCTTGATATTTGCTGGAAGAGATATAAGACTGAAAATACGGGCAAGATTGAGTTAGCGGACGGTGCTGACAAAAAGTTTTGTCTTAAATCAATAGAAAAAGTTCTAGGAACTAAATACGATCCAAGAAATCTCAAGGTGCTTCATACTGAGCGGCAGTTTAGAATTCCTCTAACACTCCCTGGTTTTACCTTTGAGTACTACGATGTTCTTAGTAAAAAAACAACCGCTGGTAATTATGAGATTCGTGGAACAATAGATCTTATTACCAAGCTTGACGACCAAACACTAGAAATTATAGATTGGAAAACAGGATCGAGAAAGTCATGGGAAACTGGAGAGCTTAAGGAATACGACTACTTTGCGAGCAAAGATATACAGCTTCGTATGTACGATCTTGCTGTCTCCATGCTGTATCCTCAATACAAAACAAGACTTCTTACAATTCACTTTGTTAATGATGGTGGGCCGTTTACTGTTTGTTTTGATGATGATCAGCGTAAAGAAACGCTTAACATAATTAAAGAGCAGTTCAACACGATTAAGGGCAATCATTTGCCAACTAGAATTAAAGAAGTAAACGGCTCTCAAGCATGGAAATGTAAGACCACTTGCCACTTCGGAAAAACGAAGACTGCAAATGGTTGCAGCGTATGCGATAATGTATTTAACTATCTAATTGCTAACGGAATCGACAAAACTATACTAAGGGTCGGAGAGGTTCGTAAGAGCAAAGCTGAAGAAAAAGCACTAAAGACTTCTGACAGAAGAAATACATTTAAAGACGACCAATGAGCTACATTCCTATTCACGTACATACTTCATGGTCACTTCTTGATAGCGTTGTCACCATTGATTCTCTTGTTTCCAAATGCAAAGAATACGGCATACCAGCAATTTGTATGACCGATCACAACAATATTAAAGGTGTAGTCCCCTTCTTTAAGGAATGCAAAGACTCGGGAGTCAAACCAATTATTGGCGTGGAGCTTGATACATACAATGGCGAAGAATTTGTTGGTCGCATTACGCTACTAGCCAAAAACAAGATTGGATATAAAAATATAGTTAAGCTTGTTTCTATGGCTAGAACCAAAGAAGCCCTTGCTTTTAATGGTATGCCCCGTACTCAAGTAGAAACACTTTATCCGTATAAGGCTGGACTGATTTGTCTTATTGGTGATCTGCGTAGCGAAATATACTC